ATGGCAAAGTTCTCTTTAGAACAAAAAGATGGAAATAATATGGTATTCAAATTTGATGGAGGTTCTTCGCAAGAAAAGTCGTTTATTCATCCAGACTTATTGAAAGATATAGAAGCTGACGAATTGAAGAAAACAACAACTACTGACAAACCTAAGAAGAAGAAGAAGAAAGGCAAGAAGTAATTCGTAAATATTCTTATCTGTGTATAGTTTAATTAAATGGGACTTTTTAAGTACGTCAAATTAAACGTTTTTATAATTAGTTTAGCGTTCGGATTATTTGCGGTATATATCACTATGCCAGATACACGTAAAATTTATGTTTATCCTACCCCTGAAAACATAGATGTGCTGCAATATAAAGATAAAACTGATACGTGTTTCCAATTTAAACAAAATGAGGTAGATTGTCCCAAAAATGACAATGAAATAGCCAAGATACCCGTTCAAAGCTAATCATTTTATTTTACATAATTATGAATACGTATGTAAAATAGACCAAAAACACAGAAGATAACCAAGTATAAGATATTGAAGAATTATTTATATGAACGTAATGTATATTATGAATTTACAGCGTTTACTACACACTGAACTAGGGCAAACCTTTATCTCAATATTGCTTGGTTTGGGACTTGCTACTTTATTTAGAAAGGCGTGTACTGATAAAAATTGTCTAAAATTTAATGGACCAATTATTAGTGAAATTGAGGACAAAGTGTTTAAACACGATAATAAATGTTATAAATACACAACAACTTCTTCAAAATGTGATAAAACAAAACGCATTATTAACATTTCGGATAAACCACAAGTAACTGAATAATCAAATATATTTAGAATCATTCGTAAAACTATACAATCTTACTTATATCATATTGTATAGTAATGGAGAATACCACCACCCGAATTTCAGATTTGCCAGACCCTAATTCGCAACATATGCAACAACAACAACGCCCTATGAATCAACAACAATCAACAAAATCCTCGGAATTACCCAATAATTATACTCCTATTAACGTCCACCCAAACCCATATGGTGTATCCGACCAAAATCCTATAATGTCACCACCCGAGCAACCTATCAGTCCTCAACAAGAAAGTTTTTCTAACAATTCCGCTACTCAACAAGTTCCTCAATATTTAAGTGAAGAACAACGCGAAATGATAATGCCGTCACAACAACAGCGTCTACCATCTCGTCATATACAACACGATACTACACAATACGCCCAAGATGAACAAATCCAACCTAATTACATACCAAAAGAAAGGGTAAGTAGTGATTATGTTAGAGAATATGAAGAATTTACTGATAAACATATTCAAAAACACGAAAGAGAAAATGACCGCAATCAACAAATAGATGATATTTTGAGTGATTTACAAGTCCCCATTTTCGTCAGTATATTATACTTTTTATTTCAACTTCCCATTATAAATGCATATATATTCAAACGGTTTTCGTTTTTATCCATTTATAATGATGATGGTAATTTTAATTTTTACGGATTAGTGTTTAAAAGTTGGATTTTTGGTAGCATATACTACACAATCACCAAATTTACTAACTTCCTAATTAGTCTATAATCCTAATATTTTCAATAATTTATTACTATTATCAGTTTTCGTTTTCTTTTTCACGGTTTTAGATGTTTGTTTTTGTGTTTTTTTCTTATCAACATCAGCTTTCACTTTCTTTTCGCAAGGAGTATATTTTAAAAACCACTCTTGGTACTCTGGTGATGATTGTTTATTCTTTAACTCTTTAAATTTTTGGGTTTTTTCAGACCGAATATCTTCTATGGTTGTTTGTTTACCATAACATTGGTTCGTGAAACGCTTTAAAATGCCTCGTTGTTTTAATTTATTTTTTGATTGAATACTGAACAAATATTTTGCCATACACAATAGTCTTACGTCGTGTAATTTTTTATCACCATAAATGAAGCTCAAATATAAACTCATTATTGTATCAATCGTAGCTATTTTTACAACTCTATCTTGAATGGTGAGTTCATTATAACTATGACAAGCAATAGGTTTGTGTATTATAGCTACAATATCGTATTTTCCTACTGAAACTTCTATATTCTCAGGTATTACTTCGCCAATCGCGTCATTTCGTTTTATTTTAACATTTTTTACTCCATCGTCTTCTAGTTGTTCTTTTAATATTAATGCAGTTTTCTCTATATCTTCAGCTAGAACATCGAAATCAGGTATTTTCTGTAATTCGTGTTTATCGCCATTCTTCATTTTTTTTGAATATAATCCACTTGCATATCCTCCGAAAAATACAACACCTTCATCTATAAACACATCTCTAGTAGTTAAATATATTTGTTCTTGTTCTGACATATCCAATTCCATTTTTCTTTGAAAATCGATATCGCCACAATCAGATGCGGTTAATGGATAATATTTATTTAATAAGTTTAAACGCTCTAACACCTTCTCCCACCGAGATACATCCCCGTTAGGTCTAGATAATTCCAAATACATTGACATACGCAAATAATTAGGAGGAGTATAATGAATACCAGACCGTTTTATAGAATCGCGTTTAAGTGCGTCGAATAATTGTTTGGGTAATTGAGTTATATCGGCAATAGGAATAAAATTTACAAATACTTTATATGTTCCATAATGGACACCAGCTTTTGCTTCAACATTAGTGTATTCATTATCATAGTATATATCAGCTAACTCTTTGGCATCATTCATTGCGTTTGATGAAAAGAAATCATAATCAGGTATTTCTGCCTCTTTATCGTAAAAGCGTGCTTCTTCGGGTAAGATATTATTAATAGCAGTACCACCATAACAAACTAATTTTTTTTTCATAATAAATTCTTCAACTATCTTTATCATTTTTTGGACGTCTTCATCACTTACAATTCTTTTACCCGATGCTTTTTTATTTTCTTTGATAGCACTTCGTAATACAGCCATTTCGCATTCTTGAAATGTCATTTTATTCGTACATTCATTTGGATAAAATGTCTTTTTTGATTTTTGTGACTTATCCTTATTGTATTTACCCATTCGTATATACAATAATCACACATTATTTTACTGCATTTAATTTTTCTTCAGATAGTCAATAGTATATGCTAAAGGGATTATACCCCCCTTGTTATCATCAAACATCCGTTCATATTTTTCTAATTCGTCATCTTTTGAATAGAATTTATATAATACAAACTGTGCTCCATAATTCAATACAAAATCATCGATGTCTGGATTTTTCGCATTATTATTAATGGTATCTGGTAGAACCAATCTCATATTTTTCGTGCTTGTGCATAATCCGCATTTATCTTCAACCCGCACGTGGTCGTAACTTAAATTCAATAATTCTGTGTATCTATGTAAGAATAGGTCATCTGAACCACTCTCTACGTTCACAAGATTAGATAAACTGTAGCAATTTCTTTCTTTTGAGCCGCATATCGAGTTCTTTTTATAATTTCGGTCGAGTGTTTTGTCAACAATAATCACAATTTTTCCTTGTAACTCTGACATTTTGGTTTCTTTAGTAACATCACCTGTATATAATTTGGATTTCATAGTTGAATCAATTGCCTTTGATATTAAACGGTAAAGTCGTGTATTATCTTCTTCTGATTTTATTCTTAAATGGATAAATAGTGGGTCATTTACATTGGGTGTTGGTTGAACGAATGCTGACGTAGTTAACATACTAAAGACATTATTCAACAGTAATGTATTTGTTGTATCAATTGTCTCTAGATTTTTATCATTTGTGTATGTAATCATTGGTGCGTCATCAATCAACATTACTTCAAAATCCAATAAACGAACCCCTCTTTTTAATAAATATTTAACCATATCTATATTTACATACTCTCCCGTAACCGCACTATTATAAGATGATTTGATAACGTAGTCTTTCAATACAGGGGTTTTTTTGTTCTTGGATGAAATGTAAAAATCATCTGGAGGTAATGACACAATGCTTGTTGGTTCTGAATCTATTACACTATTATATTCACCTTCTGCGGTCCCAAATAAATTAAATCCTTCTATCGTATTACATTTACATTCAGGATTCTTACATCTAGATTTACATTTTAGTGATTTACATTGTAACTTGTTAACTATCCGTGATATCATATTACGTTTCCATATAAAACGATAGATTACATATATGAAAATACAAATACTTAGTAATAACAATATACCTTGGGTTTTATTCATTCTTGAGATTTATATATATATTGAAGATTTAATATATAATCACTAACAAATATAATAGTAATTATATATAAACTATAATAATGGCCGGCGGATTACTAAACATTGCTGCCGTAGGAAACGCTAATCTATTTTTAACAGGAAATCCAAGTAAAACATTCTTTAAAGTAACTTATTGTAAATATAGTAATTTTGGACTTCAAAAATTTCGTATTGATTATAATGGGGCAAGAGATTTGCGTTTAACGGAACCATCTACCTTTCAATTTAAGATACCAAGACACGCGGAATTATTAATGGATACATACATAGTAGTTACATTACCTGATATATGGAGCCCTATACATCACCCATTACCGAAACCTATACTTTCACAAGAAGGACAAAATACTATTCCAGAATTAGTCGATGGTAATGACACTGGGTGCCGATGGGCTCCTTATGATTTTAGGTGGATTGAAAACATTGGAGCATCCATGATTCAAGAAATCGAAATTACAAGCGGGGCGTTGACTATTCAAAAATATACTGGCGAATATCTTTCTATGATGGTTGAGCGTGATTTTAATGCTGATAAAAAGGAGTTATTTAACAAGATGACGGGAAATGTCCCTGAATTGAATGATCCCGCAAACTGTAATGGGCGTATTAATTCATACCCATCAACTGTGTATACACAAAACGCTGCGGGCGCTGAACCATCCATACGTGGACGAAATCTATATATACCTATAAATACTTGGTTTACATTGAATAGTTCGTGTGCGTTTCCCCTAATAGCTCTCCAATATCAAGAACTTCATATTAACGTTACATTTAGACCTATCCAAGACTTAATTCAAGTGCGTGATGTATTTGACTCAAAAAATAATTTCCCATATATAAAGCCTAATTTTGGTGAGTCTCGTTTTCAAATGTATCGTTTTTTACAAACACCTCCTTCATTAGAAATATCTGCCGAAAACTATCAAAATACGCTTTCTTCGTGGAACGCCGACGTTCATTTAATGTCAACATATTGTTTCCTTTCCAAGGAAGAAGCCGAATTATTTGCTAGAAAAGACCAAGTCTATTTGGTTAAAGATGTATTCACACATACATTTGAAAATATCACCGGAACACGGAAAGTTAAATTACAATCACCTCCAGGTATGGTTTCGAGTTGGATGTGGAACTTACAGCGTAATGATGTGAATTTGCGAAATGAATGGAATAATTACACAAATTGGCCGTATAAAATGTTGCCCGTGGGTAGTGTACCATATACTAATACGAACACTCAAGGCGCATTTCCAAATGTAGACCCGGTTGATTTACTTG